GACTTACAGGTACTTCTGGTATAAAGAATTTCATAAATAAGTATAAGAAAAAGAAGTCGTAGTATTCCAATGTCTGAAATTCATTTGAGTGATCTCTCGAAAATCTATAAAGAACAGATTGTAGAGAAAAAGGACGATACTTATCTTGAACCTGACATGAAGAAACGTCAGAAGAATAATGAGAAGGCACGTAAAGATATGGAGAAGATGGGGACTTCTATGAAGAACCCTCACTTTGAAGAGAAGCAAAGTGGATCGGATATTGTAAAATCTCTTACTGATGCATATAAAGCAATGCATGAAGAGGGATATGGTGCTCCAGGACATAACCCTGGTTCTGGTGAGAAGTCCGTTGCTAGAGCAAAGGCATTGATGGATAAGAAGGGTCAGAAGGGTGCTCCTGGTCTAGATGCTATGATGGCTGCTAATAAAGAGCATCAGGCAAGAAGAGGAGTAAAAAAAGAAGAAGTTGAGGATGTATCTGAAGCAGATTCTTTAGCAGCAATGGCAGCACGTCGTGAGAAGAGATTGGTGGCACAAAGAAAGAAGATGGGCAAGACTGCTGGTGGACATGACTTTGGTCATGACTATGGCGCTACTGCTGCCGTCCGTAAGAAGAGACAGGATGATGACTATGAAGCAGCAATGGGTAGGAAACCTTCTCCTAAGAATGAAGCACTTGATCCTGTAGGACAGGAAGATGGTGATATTGACAATGATGGAGATAAGGATAAGACTGATAAGTATCTGATGAATCGCCGTAAGGCAATTGGTAAGGCCATCAAAGGTAAGATGAAGAAAGAGGAATACATCCCTGAAGTCATGACAGACAGTATGGATGATAAACCCATCAAGGAAAAGAAAGTAAAGAATGTTGTTAAGATTAATCCTAAACTAGGTGAATCTGTAGAGGAGATTGGTGGTGAACTGATTGAAGCAGTTGAGATTGTTGATATTCTTGAAGAGATTACAGATCAGGAACTGAGATTTATCTCTGATAAAATGATTGATGAGATTGTGGAGGAGTTCTTTGCTGAAGCAGTAGAGAGAGATGAGGATCTTGAAGTTCTTCAGCAAAATCTCTGCGAATCAATTGATCTGTCAATTAGTCTTCTTCTGGAACAAGATGCTGGTGCAGAAGCACGCAAACGTATGATGAATCGTCCTGCCAGAGCATCTGTCATGGACAGAGTAAAGTCTGCTGTTAAGAAGGGTGCTAAGGTAGCACGTAAAGCAGTAGTCAAAGGTTCTGAAGTTGCTGGTAAAGTAGTAGGAGATGCTAAGAATCTTGCAAAAGATATGGGTAGTGCTGCTAAGAAGGGATATCAGTCAACACAGTCTGGGTCTTCTGATTCTTCATCCTCTTCTGATTCTTCATCCTCTTCTGATTCTAAGAAGAGGGGACCAGGATTGCTCAGTAGAATTGGTGCTAAACTCAAGAGAGGTATTGGTAAAGCAGCAAGAGCAGTATCTAGAGGTTCTAGAAACTTAGCACGTAAGATGGATGAAGCAGTTTATGGAGGTACTCCACCAGAGAAAAAAGACACCCGTATGGTTGTTACGAATGCTGATAAGAAAGCAAATACTCTTGCATATCAAAAGATGAAGGCAGGTGATAAACGTTATAAGTCTGCTGATCACATGAATGAGGGTGATGGTGATCCTTGCTGGGATTCCCACAAGCAAGTTGGAATGAAGAAGAAAGGTGGTAAGATGGTTCCCAACTGCGTTCCCAAGAACGAAGAGGTTGAAGTTGATGAAGCAATGTCATCTTACGATAAGAATCGTAAGAGAGCAGCACAAAGAGCAGCAGACAGAAACGCAGCAAGAGCAGCAGGTAAAACTGGTGTAGTTCCCGGTGTAGGTTATGTAACTGCTAGAAAGGAGAAAGAAACATATACTGACGAGAAAGGAACCGTCCGTCATAAGTCTGGTGCTAGGAATGAAGAAGTTGAGACTGAAGTTGAAGAGGGTTACCAAGAACTCTCAAGAGGTAAGAGAAACACCATGTTCCGTAAGGCAGGTAACCTGTCACGCACAGCACTACAAGGTGGCGACAAAGGAACTGAGGCAGGCAAAAAATCTGGTAAGATTGTCAAGGCATTGAACAAGGATGCTGAGAAGTACAATAGAAATGATGTGAAAGAAGATGCATCAATGACTCCTCAAGAGATTGCACTTCAAAAGAAGAAAGCAATGCTGGATAGAATGATTGCTCAGAAAAGACAGCAGGGTCTTAACAAAGCAAACAAATCTGAAGCACCTGCGAAAGCAATGGGTGAAGAAACCGAAGACTCTTTGAAGGATCGTCGCATGGAACGTGGTGGTGTTGATGGCAACAACCGTTACAAGAGTGCTCCGAAGAATGTTGCTATGGGTGGTGGAAAGAAAAAACCTTATGATGGTATGTCTGCACTTGAGAAAGTAAAGGCAAGTATCCGTGCCAAGCATGGTCAGGGTGCTATCATGGATACCAAGAAGAAGTAATGCCTGCTGTATCTAAGGCACAGCAAAGGTTTATGGGTATGGTTTATGCCACCAAGAAAGGTGACATGACCAACCCTTCACCTGAGGTTGCTAAAGCAGCAGCATCAATAAAGAAGAGTGATGCGAAAGACTTTGCGTCAACTAAGCACAAGAAACTCCCTGAGAAGAAAGTTGCAAAAGAAGCAACAGATTTCTCACAAAGAGATAAGGTTATGAAGAAAGCAAAACCTCTTCATAAACATCTATATAATAGACTTCACAAGAAGGACACTTCTGGCGATGTGAATGAAAGAATTGATTATGCTGACTCTAAGCAAATGAAAAAATATGCTGATGAGAAAAAGAAGCATAAGGAACAGGATAGGAGAATGAAGTTTGGTAAGTTTTCCAAACGTGCCGAAGAGGCAAGAGACCGTCTTCGTCCTGGTGAAGTAAAACGTTATGACAAAAAGTTAGGACGATACGTTTCTAACAAAGAGTAACGATATATAGTATTAACAACTGAGGTTTACTATGCTATCCTTTCTACTACCATTAGCAGCAAAAATTATTAAAGATGCTGTTGCAAATATTCCAGAGAATGAAGAACTCGGTGAGAAAATGGTTGAGATCTGTCTTGTTATTCTTGCTAAGGCAGTTAAGTTGACCAAGACAGATATGGATGATCAACTCTTAGAAGTTGTCACAAAGGCAATTAAAAATAGAGAAGAATCACCAGAATGAATATATGGGGACCATATGATAAGGTCTCCTTTTTTATAAATATCTTATAGCAAATAAATTAAACAAGAGAGAGAAACATGGCACTCTGGGGAAATAATGATAACCTGAATTCTTCGGGAACTGTATCAGTTAACTATGCCAATAGAACCGTAACTGGAACTGGGACGACTTTTGGTGCCGCAGGTGCTGGACATACTGAGGCGCAAGTTGGTGATGTTATTCGTTTTGGACAAGCATTTGGTGGGGCAGTAAGTTTTCATGGTGATGCTGTTATTGTCGGTATTGCAAGCACAACTCATCTAACTATTGATTCTACTGCGGGATTGAGTGGTCAAGAAATTACCGCATCCCAATTCCAAATCAGTCAGTCACCTAAGAGTTCTCCTACGGATGCTGCACATAACCAAAGTAGTGGTAGATTTAACGATCCTGATAGATTAAAATTAACTACCACAACCTCTGCTAGAATTGGTATCGGAACTACAGTTATTACTATTACTGGTGATGCTGGTGGTAACAATGTTGGTGCTGTTGCAGACGTAGACACTGTATTCGTTGGTTTCGAAGCTGGTCATCTGATACAAGGACATAAAATTCACTCTGCAACTGCTGCATCTGGTGGAATCAGTACGATCTTCATCAATTCGCCAGGACTTGATGTAACTTCACTCACATATCGTCACGTTTTCGCAGGTGGATCAACAGCAGGATCAGACACAGTTACTGTAGTACAATCTCACGGACACGACGTTAGTCTGATTAAAGAAGGTGATACATTCGTTCATAGTTCAGATAGAATCGGCATCGGAACTATTAGAAAAGGATTAGTTGCATTTGAAAAAAGACTTGTCCTTGATACTCCCCTTGGTGTAGAAGTTGGTCCTGGAGCTAACATTGATATTGAGTATGGTGCTAGATCTGGTGCTCCAGTGACTGTCAATGGTGCTGAAACTCTTGGTGGTAAAGAAACCAATGTTGTTGGTGTCTCCACTGCTGGAGTTCAGGCTTCTGCAACAACTCAGTTTGAAACTGGTGCTGGTTGGGTTGGAGTTACAACATATACCGACACGCATGGTAATTTAAGAGTTAAGAAAGAGGTTCTTGTTGCAATGTCTGGTATTCAGACTGGTAACCTGCCAATTTACGATGGTGACCCATTTAATTGATAATGTAGTATGATATTTAATGAATTGAATGAGGATAATTTCCTTTTGTTTGCTATTAAACATTATGAAAACCCTCAAGCAGTAACAAAAGAAGATTTTGATAGGGATTTAAATCACTTCAAATATATCAAAAGATTATTGAAACGATATAAGAATTCGGGTCAACTTAAGACCCATCTTCTTTTGAATCACTTTATTATTCTTTATAACATTTTTGGTGAAGCAACTACTCCAATGTTGTTTTTTAAAATTGAAAGAGAACTATGGTCTGCCATGAAAAGTTTTATTATTTTTCTTGGTAGATTTCCTGAATATCCACATTCAGATATTCATGATATCCAAGTAGATATGTTATGTTTGACTGAACTTTACAAAATCTACAATGCAGAAAATGGCAATTAATAAAGTATTAGACATTATTCGTTCTCACTTATATGAACAACCAACTAATAATGTTGGTGGTGGAAAGATTGCTGGTACTGTTGAGGCAGGGGACAATCCTCCTGTAAGAAAGAAAAAGAGATATATTTATCAGAAAGGTTTAAGAAAAACTTGGAAACCTTAAGATGGAAGAAGAAGTTAAGGTTGCAGTACTAGAAACAAGATTACAAAACTTTGAGACACTTGTCACAAGGTTAGACTCTGCTATAGAAAAAATTGCAGAGGTAAATAACAATGTATCTAGGATGTTAGCCGTCCATGAACAGAGAATTTCTAAGCAAGAAGAGATCGACGAAGTATTGTTTGATAAGATCGACAAACTCCGTGATAAAATGGACAGCGATCATGACAACGTTACTCAACGATTATCATTACTGGAACGAAAACTTTGGATTGGCATCGGAGCATTGGGAGCAGTACTGATAATTACTAATCCACAAGCTATCAAGATGATAAGACCATTGCTTTCATCTGCAGAAAGTGCTATAGTGCAACCAGTGGTAGCTTCTGTGAATGAATCACGTTGATTCAAAGTTTATTAATCTCCTTTCAGCAAAACTACAAAAGTTCAAAAGAGTAAAATCAAACCTATATAACTTTCGGTGTCCAATTTGTGGAGACTCGCATAAGAATAAGTCAAAGACGAGAGGGTATCTTTACTCTGTAAAAACAGATGTCAACTACAAGTGTCACAACTGTGGTGCTTCGATGACTTTTAGTAGTTTCTTAAAACAGCAGGATCCTATTCTTCACAAACAGTACGTGTTTGAAAGATTTAAACAAGGGACTACTGGTAGGGGAACAATAGTTGAAGAACCAACTTTTCATTTTGAAACACCAAAGTTTAAAAAGAAGATAAATCTACCAAAGGCATCAGAGAATCCCAACTCTGCAGGTTACTTAACTGCTAGAAAACTTGATCCAGATAATTTTTATTATGCTGAAAAGTTTAAGAAGTTTGTAAACACACTCAAACCAACCTTTGAAGATACAAAGCATGATGAAGAGAGGATAATTATTCCACTTTATTATGAAAAGAACTTAATTGGATTGCAGGGAAGATCTATAGGTCCAAGTAAGGTTAAATATATCACGGTAATGCTTAACGACAATGCACCAAAAATCTACGGACTTGATAACATCAGAAAAGATGCTCCAGTCTATATCACAGAAGGACCTTTCGACAGCACGTTCATTCGCAACTCGATTGCTATGTGCGGAGCTGATGCTAATGTTGATCATTGGGGGATCAGCAATCCTGTTTGGATCTATGATAATGAACCCAGGAACATTGAAATCGTCAGACGTATTGGACACACAATCGATAATGGCAACTCCGTAGTCATTTGGCCTGAAAGCATAGATGATAAGGATATAAATGATATGGTGATGTCTGGACTGGATGTGCAGTCTGTGATAGAATCAAATACATACTCTGGATTAGAAGCAAAACTTAAATTTACCACCTGGAAGAAAATATGAGTAACGGCACCAAGGTTAAAAAAAGAGATGGTCGAATTGAACCTCTTGCCCTAGATAAGATGCATTTAATGGTCGAAGAGGCATGTGAGGGTCTTGCAGGAGTGTCTGCAAGTCAAGTTGAAATGAAGTCAGGTATTCAATTTTATGATGGAATTACTACAGGAGAAATTCAGGAAATCCTAATTCGATCTGCTTCTGATCTTATTGATCTTGATCATCCCAACTATCAGTTTGTAGCAGCAAGACTGCTTCTGTTTGCTCTCCGTAAGAGTCTCTATGGAAAGATGAGAGAACTTCCTCATCTTGAAGCACATATTATGGATTGTACTAATATTGAGGTTTATGATAAAGATATTTTCCTTAAGTATTCAAAGGAAGAAATTAATAAGGCAAATGGATTTATTGATCATGATCGTGATTTTTTGTTTACCTATGCTGGTCTAAGGCAGGTTGTAGATAAATACCTAGTACAGGATAGAAGCACAAGTGGAGTGTATGAAACTCCACAGTTCATGTATATCATGATTGCTTTGACTATTTTCGCACAGTATCCTAAAGATACTCGCATGTCATACGTTAAAAGGTATTATGACGCAATCTCCAAACACAGACTCAACATCCCAACGCCAATCATGGCAGGGGTCAGAACCCCATTGCGTCAGTTTGCGAGTTGTGTTCTCGTTGATGTTGATGACACCCTCGATTCTATCTTTAGCAGTGACATGGCTATTGGTAAATATGTTGCACAACGTGCAGGAATCGGCATCAACGCAGGTAGAATCCGTGGCATCAACTCTAAAATCAGAGGTGGAGAGGTACAACACACAGGCGTGGTCCCCTTCCTTAAAAAGTTTGAATCAACTGTACGATGCTGCACACAAAACGGTATCAGAGGTGGTTCTGCTACAGTTCACTTTCCTATCTGGCACCAAGAAATAGAGGACATTATTGTTCTCAAAAACAACAAAGGCACAGAAGACAATCGGGTACGCAAACTTGACTACTCAATCCAAATTTCAAAACTTTTCTACGAACGTTTCATTAAGAATGGAGAGATTAGCTTGTTCTCACCGCATGACGTACCGGGTCTGTATGATTCCTTTGGTACTGACAGGTTCGATGATCTATATGTGGGGTTTGAACGAGATGAGTCTATTCCAAGAAAGACTATTGGGGCACAAAAATTAATTCTAGATATCTTAAAGGAGAGAGCAGAGACTGGTCGTTTGTATATTATGAACATCGATCACTGTAACAGTCATTCTTCCTTTAAAGATAAGGTGAATATGAGTAATCTGTGTCAGGAGATTACCCTTCCCACAGATCCAATTAATCATATTGATGATGAGTTTGGTGAGATTGCATTGTGTATTCTTTCTGCGATTAATGTTGGTAAGGTTAAATCTGATGAAGAATTAGAGGATCTTTGCGACCTTTCAGTTCGTGGTCTTGAGGAACTGATTGACTATCAAGAGTATCCTGTAAAGGCAGCAGAACGTGCTACAAAGGCACGTAGATCCCTTGGAATTGGTTTCATTGGTCTGGCGCATTACCTTGCTAAACTAGGGTTTAAGTATGACTCACAGGAGGCATGGGACGCAGTTCATGGACTCTCTGAAGCATTTCAATATTATCTCCTAAAGTCTTCTAATCAAATTGCTAAGGAGAAAGGATGGTGTGCAGATTTTGGTCGGACTAAGTATGCTGATGGAGTTCTTCCAATTGATACATATAAGAACGATGTAGATGAAATTTGCAATCAGGAGTTAGTACATGATTGGGAAGGTCTTAGGGCATCTATCAATGAGTTCGGACTCCGACACAGCACTCTGTCCGCACAGATGCCATCGGAGAGCAGTTCCGTTGTGTCAAATGCAACCAATGGAATCGAACCACCTAGAGACTACCTGTCCATTAAAAAATCAAAGAAGGGGCCTCTTAAACAAATTGTTCCCCAATATAATTCATTAAAAAACAATTATACTTTGTTGTGGGACATGGAATCCAATCGTGGTTACATTAATGTTGTTGCTATGATGCAAAAATTCTTTGACCAGGCAATTTCTGGTAACTGGAGTTACAATCCTGAGCAATATCCTGACAATGAAGTTCCGGTGTCCACCATGGCACAAGACTTTTTAACTACATATAAGTACGGTTGGAAAACCTCTTACTATCAAAATACTCATGATATGAAAAATGATGAGGTAGTAGAAGAATCTAAACCAGATTTACAAAATTTGTTAACCGAATTAGAACAAGCCGAGGAGGGAGAGTGTGAATCCTGTGCAGTTTAAGATTTCATCCGTAGAGGATAATAGTATGACACAAGTTAAGGGCATGACGGTCTTTAACACTGAACCAGTTAATACCAAAAAGCAACCGATGTTCTTTGGTAAACCTCTGGGAATTCAAAGATATGATTCTTATAAGTATCCTATCTTTGATAAACTCACCACACAACAATTAGGATACTTCTGGAGACCTGAAGAGGTTTCTTTGCAGAAGGATCGTGGTGACTATCAAACTCTTCGTCCAGAGCAAAAGCACATCTATACTTCTAACCTGAAGTATCAGATTATGCTTGACTCTATTCAGGGTCGTGGTCCTGGTATGGCATTCATTCCCTACTGTTCTTTACCTGAACTAGAAGCATGTATGGAGGTCTGGGGGTTTATGGAGATGATCCATAGTCGTTCCTACACATACATCATCAAAAACATCTACAGTGATCCATCAGAGGTCTTTGATAAGATTGTGACAGATAAACGCATTCTAGAACGTGCTAGTAGTGTTACAGAAGCATATGATGACTTTATCTCTAGCGCTCATCAATATGACAACAGCACTATGTGGCAACTTGCTAATGATGGTCATATTGCAGGTAAGATTGATCGTTATGAATTGAAACGTAAACTTTATAGGGCAGTTGCTAACGTCAACATTCTGGAAGGTATACGGTTCTATGTCTCCTTTGCTTGCTCCTTTGCGTTTGGTGAACTTAAACTCATGGAAGGAAGTGCAAAAATCATCTCACTAATTGCTAGGGATGAAAATCAACACCTTGCAATCACTCAGAATATTTTGAACAAGTGGAGGAAAGGTGATGATCCTGAGATGTCACGGATTATGAAAGAAGAGGAAGAGTGGACTTACAAGGCATTTGATAATGCAGTTAATGAGGAGAAACGTTGGGCAGACTATTTGTTCAAGGATGGATCTATGATCGGTCTAAATGACAAACTACTTCAGCAATATGTCGAGTGGGTTGCTAATCGTCGTCTTAAGGGAATCGGTCTGCGTCCTGTATACGACATTGCAGCAAATGCTAACCCGTTGCCTTGGACACAGCATTGGATCTCTTCTAAGGGACTTCAAGTGGCACCACAGGAAACTGAGGTGGAGTCCTATGTTGTTGGTGGTATCAAGCAAGATGTGAAAAAGGACACATTCAGTGGATTCCAACTTTGAATTATGCTTAAATAGGGGAAACAACTTTTTTATATACTTATGCCTAAGAATGAATTGAAGAAAGAAGAGTTGAAAAATCGTGTGCTCAAATTGAAAAATGATGTATACGATGAACCTGATACCATGTGGAAGGGAGATCGAGATATGGCACATAAATATCTCGATAAGGTATTAAACATTATTGATGAGTATCGATATTGATTATGAAAATCCATGGATCTATTTGGAGAGACCTTTTACTAGTGACGATGTTCACGACTACTATGGTTTTGTTTATAACATTACCAATCTCACAAACCAACGACAGTACATTGGGCGAAAGTATTTTTGGAGTCATCGAAAACCTCCAGGAAAAAAACGCAGAGTAAAAAAAGAATCTGATTGGAAAAAGTATTATGGGTCTTGTCCAGAACTTAGGGAAGATATTGAAAGAATCGGCAAACATAATTTTAGTAGGACTATCCTCAGCCTTCATAAAACACCTGGCAAAACAAACTTCGAAGAAACAAAACAACTCTTCCTCAAAGGAGTCCTTACCGAATCCCTTGACACAGGAGGACCTGCATACTACAATGGAAACATCCTCAGCAGGTACTTCCGAAAAGACTACTATGATGGAAACTGAAGAAATTGTATCCGAAGTTCGTGAATGGGCAATTGATAAAGTCCAAGAGTATAACGGAAAGGGTGTAGAGAGAATCTACGATCAACTAGCAATCATGGCAGAATTTGATGAATGGTTCGATCCTAAAGAAGATTTAGAAGTCATATCACTTGACGAAATTACAGAACAACAGTATGATGACTTTGTTGATCACTCAGACGGTATCGAAAGAGCATAATCAACTGCGGTGATCCCCTTGGTAGTTCAGGGTTAGCGGCGACAGGAACTACCACCTGACTCAATAGCTCAGCAGGATAGAGCAACTGCCTTCTAAGCAGTCGGTCGTAGGTTCGAATCCTACTTGAGTCGCTGGGCATTGGAAGAGACCACCACCTCCTCTTTCATATAAGGCCCACTTATATGCGGGTGTAGTTCAGTGGTAGAACGTCAGCCTTCCAAGCTGAATGTCGTCGGTTCGAACCCGATCACCCGCTTTCTCCAAGTTTTTTTATGTCAGAGTATGATTTTGGAGGACTTGAAAAACACCCTGTAAATATACTAAGATTGATTAGTGAATTGGAAGGGTCGTCACAACTATGTAAATATATGGGGTTTCAAGATGATATGAATACTCTCAACGAAATGAAGAAGAGATATTATAAACTCTACTTCAAAACAAAAAAAGAGTACAACAATCCTCTGTAGCTCAGCGGTAGAGCCGACGACTGTTAATCGTCTGGTCGCAGGTTCGAATCCTGCCGGGGGAGTCAGGAACTTGAGACGTTCCAACCAAAGGTGCCACCCAGAATGATGGATGGAATTAACCCCCTTTGAATGTTCAGGGAGGATCCCTGTCCTACTCCATTGCAAACTGTCAGTATACTGGGTGTGATGCCCACATAGCATATGGATAAGTGTAGTGTTTGCTCGAATAGCTCAGAGGTAGAGCACCTCCTTTACACGGAGATTGTCGGGGGTTCGATCCCCTCTTCGAGCATGTCGAATTCAAAGTATTACTAATGATTACTATCAGATGCAAAGAGTGTAGAAAAGAACTAACAAGCACCAGTAAAATTCAGTTCTGTGGTTGTTCCAATCAGATGAGTATTGTGGATAATAAGATTGGTGCCAAAGACTTGGATAAAGTTGTTATGGTAACTAATAACGTAGAGAAAAAGATTGATAGTCACTTTTCTAATCAGGAACTTATCTATCAGGAAGAAAGACGCAGACGTAAAGTTCGTAGATTAGATTTTGATGTCCGTTAAGATATCCTCATATTTAATCTCTTTGTAGCAATCTGATACAGTAAATAGTAATGTAGACATTTTCTTTCTACCATGCATCCAGACGAATTCACCAATTGGGCAATCATTAAAGAGAAGTTTGAGGAAAATGGTACAATAGATAACTATTATTATAAACGAGCTTGTGCTATAGTAGGGGGACAACCAGACCCAATGAAGAATCTTCTAAATGCCTCACAGGATGAATGAAATCGTACCTGACCACCTTGTATCTAAAAAGGAGTGTCAGGAAATGATTGACAAAGCAATTGACAAACATAATAAAACTGCTGCTGTGATCAGTGCCATTCTTGGTGGTATTCTTCTTGCATTTTATTCGCATGGAGTTCTTTCTTTAGTTGGTAGAGTTTGAGATATGAGTGCTTTGTTTGTGTTTGCTTTCACAATGTTGCTCATCACTGGTATGGAGTTAACATGGCCAGGGAGGTATAGAGGTAAATGAAACCACTTATTCTAATTGCCTGTTTTTTACCAATAGGTATTATCTACATAGTAATGAAACTCGCAGTATGGGTTTCTGTCGTAAATGCCGAAACCAATTATGTCAGAAAAGAACCCTCTAGAAAAAGAGGACCCTACGTGGAAAACCCGTATGCAGACCTTGATGAAGAGGAAGAAGAATTTACAGATCGCACAGACTATAGATGAATCACTTTACCAATATTATGTGGTAGAACGTGGACAAAAAGTCCCCGATTGGAGATATATTAAAGATCACGATTGGTGGATTGAATATCTTAAAGAATTAAACATTAACCCAAGAAACCCATGAAAGTAGGATTAATCGGAATAGGAATGATGGGAGAGGGTATATCTCGTCGTATGCTAAAGGAAGGTATTGAAGTTTATGGATATGGAAAAAACTTTAGTAGGGCACAAGAATTAGCAAACAACGGGTATATTACTGAGGTTGTAGATTCTTTGGAAAACCTTGTTCAAGTAGTTAAAAGAGTAGAAAGTATCTACGGAGAGAAATCTGGTGAGACTGTGTATATCAAATCACCTGGTATCTTTCAACTTGTTATCCCTGCCGAATTAATAGAGGATACTATTGATGAGTTACTGCCACTCCTTGGTGAAGGAGATATTATCATAGATTATGGTAATAGTGACATAACAAAATGTCAGGAACTGGAACTGTATTGCTCTAAGTTGGGTATCTCATACATCTTCTCTGGTGTGTATGGAGCACCTCATGCTATCAATACATGCTCAAAAATTTTTCAATCCTTATCACCAGGTAACGTTAAATGTTAGGTACTGTCTTACTGTGGATATCAATTCCATTTGTACTTCTTACTATAACCTTTGGACTTTATAGGGGTGATAATTTCTACTACGAAAGTGATGATTATGATGGAAATGGAACAGCACATTAAACTGCGTTATGATTTTGCTATGAGTGCATTCTCTAGAATGTATGGGGTAAATCACGTTAGCAGTAATAAGGAGATTTATAAATTTTGTAAGAAATGGGCTAACACTGAAGAAGAACCTATTCCCACAGGAACTTTAACTTCAGTTGATTTTTACTTTAAAGATCTTTGGGAAATCTGGGGAGGACATGTATGACCCACATCGCACACAAATTTGACAAATTTTAAGAATAAAGGTAAACTAATAGAAACGGGGAGCACTCCGATTGCTTATATATAATGCAACTATGAAATTTTATTCAGTGGAATACTGGCAAGAGAACTGGGAAGAGTTGATGGATAAAGTAGAGAATGGTGAATCAATAGGAGTGGAAAATAAAAATGGTGAGAGAGCAGTGATGGTTCCGGCGGATGATGAACTCATACGAATATACACAGAGCAAAACAACGAAGGATCCTAAGGGACTGTCGCATATTGGTTAATGCTCTCTGCTTATAACGGGGTAAACTGGGTTCAATTCCCAGCAGTCCTATTTGCTTCCTTAGCAATCTGGTGAATGCAGCAAACTCATAATTTGCCTAAGGTGAGTTCGATCCTCACAGGAAGCACTTGACAGAAATCCTGTCAAACCTTTATAATACTAAGGTCAACAAACGGAACAATGACACTGACTATCAAGTTTAAGAAAGATATCCAAACCCTAAAGGGTGCGGTAAATGGAGAGTTCTTCCTGGATGTGAAGAATCCGAAACTTCTCAAAAAGGTCCGTCGTTATTATGAAAACACTGGTGTCGTCTTCTCAGGTGATGCTCTTGATGATTATGATATTTTGATGGAACAAATCTCTGTCGATCTTGAAGCGGTAGAAGCATGAACGATCTAGATCCCAAGTCTGTTGCCTCAACAAAAACTATTGTTATTCATGAACGATTTCCTTATCGGTTCGTTCAGAGGGGTTACATTCAATTGAATGGTAAACCAGATTTTCGTATGCAAAAAGCAAATGAGTATACTAAAAAATACTCTGATGTTTATTTGTTTGATAATGGAGATCAAATGCTTCTTGCTATTGAAGACTCCGAATATCCTAAATGGTTAGATCCAGATGGTGTACCTTGCTATATAAAAGACAATGTGTCTGCCACTTAAATGGAAAAGGATGCCATCAACCTAACTCTAATACATGAGTGGATGACGGTACATGATGCTAAACTTCTACTCCACGATTACTATATGAAGGTAAGATCTCATAAAAAATATCATGGATGGAAGACGGTTGAAACTCATATGAATATGTTTTATGGACATCTTCAAAGAGATTCTGAAGTAAATTTAAGAGCAAGGATTGATCTCATCAAGTCACGGATGGACTTTAACAGCCCTGGTGGAGTCATTAGACCCTTCTAAAAACTAAATAATCCAAGAGTTAATTTTATAGTACTATGTCAACCCAAGGAAGAGCAGCAAAGTCTGCAAGTGGGGCAGCAATGTCCAAGTATGATGTTGAAGTCGAATCAAGACTAAAAGCATTAGAAGCAAAGTCAGCAGCACCTGCTCCAACAGTAGGTGGAGATACGTCTGAGTTGGAAGCAAAACTTGATAAAGTTATTGGTCTACTCAAATCTAAATTCCCTGCAGTGTTCAAAGACCTCTGATGGTTTCTTGCTTCACCTAAGAGCAAGTGGTGCGGATGGGTTACTCCCGCCCTGTTTCTTGCTTCAGGTAAAAGAGTAAGTGGCGTGCATGGCAAGACCTTATAAAGACCCTTGACATTAAGGGTCTTTTTTTGTATGATATATAAGAAGAAACTTTTTTATTAATGTCTGAATATAGTAAGACAGCACTGGTGCTTGGTGCTGGTGGCTTTATTGGAAGTCATATGGTTAAAAAACTACGATCCGAAGGATACTGGGTTCGTGGAGTGGATTTGAAGTATCCAGAATATTCTGAGACGGAAGCAAATGAGTTTGTGCAGGGTGATCTGCGTGACGTAGATTTCGTTCGTCGGGTCATTCAGTACAAGGGTGAGCAGGGCAACTTCTTTAACTCTGTTCCTTATCGTTTGATTCGTCCTTTTGATGAGATCTATCAGTTTGCTGCTGATATGGGTGGCGCAGGTTTTGTTTTTAGTGGTGAGAATGATGCTGACATCATGCAGAATTCTGTCACTATTAATCTGAACGTTCTTGAAGAACAACGTAAATTAAATGAAACCTTTGATGGTGTAGACAAAGAATGGACGGAATGTAATCGTCCTACACTTGAGCAACCCACTAAGATTTTCTACTCTGGTTCAGCATGTATGTATCCAGAGCACAATCAACTAGATCCTGATAATCCTAATTGTCGTGAAGAATCAGCATACCCCGCAAACCCAGACTCAGAATATGGATGGGAGAAACTCTTTAGTGAGCGTCTCTACCTTGCTTACAATCGCAACCATGGCATCCCTGTTAGGATTGCTAGGTATCACAACATCTTTGGTCCTGAAGGGACCTGGGACGGTGGCAGAGAGAAAGCACCAGCTGCAATCTGCCGTAAAGTTGCTTACCTCCCGGAGCAGGGTGGAGCAATCGAGGTGTGGGGAGATGGCTTACAAACTCGTTCCTTCTTGTTCGTTGACGAATGCGTTGAAGCAACTTACAGATTGATGCAATCCGACTTTATGGGACCGGTTAATATTGGTTCTGAAGAGATGGTAACCATCAATCAACTTGTAGATACTGCTGCTAAAGTTGCAGGAAAAGAAGTTTCTAAGATTCATATTGATGGACCTCTTGGAGTTCGTGGTCGTAATTCTAACAATGATTTAATTCGTAAAGAACTTAGTTGGGATTACTCACAAACTCTTGAAGAAGGTATTCGTTACACATATCATTGGATTAATTCTCAAATTCAATCTGACAACTACACCCCTTTTCATCACCCCGTTTAACATGAGTAAATTAGGACCATACGCTTCTTATGATAAGGAGACTGGATATGCCACATGGGATCATCCAACTGCAGAATATACTGGTATCTTTGAAAGATTAAACCTTGATGTGAAAGGAATCATTCATGTTGGATTATATGACTTTCCTGAGCATGATTGTTATACTAAACTTGTTGGAACTAGAGTTGTTGGTGTAGAAGCCAATAAGTTTGTCTATGACACTATGGCAAAACCAGTTGCTGATGAGTGTGGATATCTTTGTTTTAATGAGTGTCTTTTTAGTGAGGATGGACTAAAGAAACAATTTTATCTTGCGAATGATTGTTCAACATTGAACCCAGTTGCATATTCTGCTCACCTGTCAGCAAAACTGTCTAGAGGTGGTTACGTTGATGTTACGACAAAGAAATTATCTACATTGATTGAAGAAAATAATATTGATATGAATCAATATGACTTTTTAAATATTGATGTTGAGGGTGCTGAACTTGAAATCTTGAAAGGTTTTGAAAATAATCTTAAATATATCAATACTATTTTTCTAGAAACTTCACTTGATGATAGAAATAATACTGGTGCATCTCATGATGTTATTGTAGAGTGGTTAGATAAAAGAAACTTTAGTCTTAAGGAGATGTCAGATTCTTATAGCTATGAGCAGTGGGGAGACTCTGTTTTTGTGAGAAACGATAGAGAACTAGATTCATTCAATAGGGAAAAGTATTTACTGAAATGAAAAATTTTAAACTGCTAAACGATACCTTCGTTCACCTTTCTAATGGGAATAAAGGATATTCGACACATGGAAAAGAATCTAAGTATATCAAGTGGATTCATGAAGGAGAGGGTAATCAGCAACTTACCTTTAATAACCTGACTCCTGACGATGAAACATTCTATGTCGATAGATTCATTCCTGCAGGACTACAGGATAATGTGAGTAAGAAAAAGTATGCTATTCTTCTTGAATGCTGTTGGATTCTTAATCCACTCTTTGAAGAGATTAAGAATAATCTTGATGTATATGTAAATGCATATGAGAAGATCTTTACTTGGAATGAAGAACTGTGTGAATTGCATGAGAAGTTCTGCTGGATTCCTGGTAATGGATCTTGGATCCGTGAACCACAGATCTATCCTAAGAACAAACTAGTTTCTATTATTGCATCTAATAAGTCTCACCTTCCTGGTCACCAGCAGAGGATGCATATGCTGGAACAACTGAAGGACTATGCTCCTTTGTTTGGACGTGGATTCAATGAGGTAGAATATAAAGAGGAGGCGCTAGCAGACTATATGTTCTCAGTTGCTATTGAGAATGCTGATGACTGGTTTACAGAAAAGATTCTTGATTGTTTCTTGACTGGAACTGTTCCTATCTACCATGGCACTCCTAGTATTACCAAGTGGTTTAATCCAGATGGTATTATCTTCCTTGAGGATGGGTTTGATATTGAAGAACTAGATGAAGATCTTTATAAATCTATGGAACCTGCAATCAAAGACAACTTTGAACGTGCAATGAAGATGGAAATGCTAGAAGATTTTATTTGGGAGACCTACTTTGAATAAAATCTGTCTAATACATCATTGGGCTGGTATTGGAGATATCTTTTATCTCCAATCAGTTGCAAAGAAATACATCTCTATGGGGTATCAAATCATTTGGCCTCTTAGGGATGATATTTTATGGTTAGGTGATTATATCAAAGGTATTACTTTCTGCTCTAGAGAGGACAACTTTCCTGGTAAGGAATACTATGGTCAGGATGCAGTCGTCATTACTCCTAACTTTGTATACCTTGGTATCATGAGACCTCATTTATGGGGTATTGGTGATGATAAGATTATGTCTTCTAAGTATAGTATCTTGAATATGGATCACACTGACTGGAAGAGTGGGTTTACTTTTGATAGAAAGTTTGATAAAGAGAACGATCTGTATTATAATGTCCTTGGTCTCAAAGATGATTCTGAGTTCGTGTTCATCAATAATCTCTATAATGAGAATAGAAATTGTGAACTGATGCGTCCAGAAAACTATGACTTACCTGTCGTAGAACTTCAATACATTGATGGATTTACACTGCTTGATTGGTGTAAAGTCTTTGAGAAAGCAAAGAGTGTGTTTACAATCAACACTTCTTTGAATTATATTATTGATACTCTGGACACCTCTTATGAGAGATACGTAGTTGTCGCACATAATGAGCAGAATGAGAAAGAGATTGATTACCTTTTCAGCACACCATATGAAATGATATGCAAGTAGTAGAGTATAAAGGAGATACATATCCATACTTTCAAACGATTGGTAATGCATCGCAGTTTGCTATTCCATTTGCTAAGTATGTTTGTAGTGGAAGTGGATATGATATTGGATGTATGAAGCAGGAGTGGGCATTTCCTGGTGCAACTCCTATTGATCTTGATTTTGATGATCCATGGCACGCTGATAATCTACCACCATCTCTAGTAGATTACATTTTTTCTAGTCATTGTCTAGAACATGTGCCAGATTGGGTTGAAACTATGAACTATTGGTATGAATGTATCAAACCTGGTGGTACATTGTTCCTCTATCTTCCTGATTACAGTCAGAAGTATTGGAGACCTTGGAACAACAGAAGACATAAGCATTGCTTTAAACCTGAGTTCATTTATGATTACATGATTGATAAGGGATATAAGAATATTTTTGTGTCTGGTATTGATTTAAATAACGCATTTATGATTATGGGGGAAAAATGAAAAAGATTTTAGTTTCTACTTGGTGTACTGATGATTACGCAGAACTTTTGGGTGTAGAAAAACTAGCTAACTCAATTAAACATTTTCATCCAGAGGTGGATCACGTTATCTTTGACACAAAGATGACTGAGCAAATACATTCCGAAATGCCATGGATGAAACCTATCTGGATGATGGCAGCTACTTGTCTTCCTTTTGTTGAGGAATACGATATGGTTGTTCATTTGGATGCTGATGCTGTTGTCACTGGACCAATGACTGAGTTCTTTGAGAGTGAAGAAGATATTATTGGAGTCCGAAATAATAACTCTTTAGATAAAGCATCTGGACATGACTTTGGTATAACGATTACTCATCTTCCACCCTTTGGAAATGGTCAGCAGATTCCAATTCAAAACTTCATTAATGCTGGCATGATTGGTGCTAACAACAAAGAGTTCTGGGTAGACTGGCACGATGTAAACAAGCAGTCTGCCAAGATTAAAACAGAAGTTAATCCTTATGCTCATGGTATTGGTGATGAACAAGATACCCTGAATCAAATATTTCACTCAGGAGAATATACTACTAAGATTGTAGATGCCATGGGATCAAATGTTTCCTATGGTATCTCTAATCATTGGGGTAAGAACGATAATCATTGGGAAAGTTGGTCGCAAATTTACGTAAAATGTGATAGACTATACCTTGACGATCCTAAAACAGGGGAACCGATGTGTATCAAAGTCATGCACCAAGCTGGTGGACATGCTGCAGCACAATTAAATAGAGGAGCAGGTGGATTTAGAAATTGGTTGTCCTCTGTCGTATCTGATGAAGTTAATGACTACTTGAATGAGGTTCAAAATGGTTGATATTGAAGCACTACTTGAGGGTGTGAACCCTCCTTATTTTGCTAATAGTAAATGGGAACCAGGCAACCCAGTTTACTATTCTGGTCCTTACTGGGATAATCAAGAGTTGGGAGCAGCTGTCAACGGACTTTTGAATGGTAAGTGGTTGGCATCTGGTGAAAAGGTGTATGAGTTTGAGAGAAAATTTTCTAAGCAATTTAATAAAGGATATTCCTTAATGGTAAACTCTGGTAGTTCTGCCAACTTGATTATGATTGCTGCTTTGAAGAAACGGTTTGGTTGGCAGGATGGTGATGAGATCATTGTATCATGCGTTGGTTTTCCTACTACCATTGCCCCTATTGTTCAGAATGGTCTAAAACCAATCTTTGTTGATATTGACTTCTCTGATCTAAACTGGAACCTGGAAGAAATTGAGGAAAAGATTTCTACTAAGACTCGCGGTATCTTTTCTTCTCCTGTTCTTGGCAACCCATATGATGTTGATGAGATTGTGGGTATTTGTGATCGTAATAAGATCATGTTGATCTCTGACAACTGTGATAGTTTAGGTAGTAAGTGGAATGGTTCTTTTCTTACTGATCACTCTATTTCTGCTTCTTGTTCTTTTTATCCTGCTCATCATATCTGCACAGGTGAGGGTGGTATGATCTCCTCCGATGATGAGGAACTGATCAATATTGCCCGCAGTTTGGCATGGTGGGGGCGTGATTGTTACTGTGTTGGTACACAAAATCTCCTTGCATGTGGAACATGTGGTAAGCGATTTGATAAGTGGATCGAAAACTATGATGGTATTATCGATCACAAGTATGTTTACTCTCAGATGGGGTACAATCTGAAACCTATGGATTTCCAAGGTGCTATTGGTACTGTGCAACTGACTAAGCAAGATGAGATTCATCGTCTGCGTCGTAAGAATAAGGTTCTGATGCAGGAAATCTTTGAACGCATCCCTGGAGTCCGCAGTGTAAACGAATTGCCCAAAGCAGAGACTAGTTGGTTTGGTGTTCCTATTATCTGTGATAGTGCAGATACTAAGGTTAGACTAACAAAACACCTGGAAGATAATAAAGTTCAGACTCGTAACTATTTTGCTGGTAATATTCTGATGCATCCTGGATATCGTCACCTTGATTACTATCGGAATTATCCGAATGCTTGTAAGGTGCTTGACTTAGTATTCTTTGTTGGTTGTTCTCCTACGATCACTGAGGATATGATTGATTATGTTGGAACTGTTGTTGATTCTTTTGAGAAATGAGAGTTGCAGATTATGTGATTGACCAAATCTATAAGGCAGGATGTAAACACATCTTTCTTATAACTGGTGGTGGAGCAATGTTTTTGAATGATGCTGTAGCAGCACATTCTAAGATCAAACCAATTTGTAATCATCATGAACAAGCATCAGCAATGGGTGCTGTTGCATATGCTAAGTATAATAATAGTCTGGCAGCAGTTAATGTAACTACAGGATGTGGTGGTACAAATGCCATCACAGGACTTCTAGATGCATGGCAGGATAGTGTTCCTGTTATCTTTGTGTCTGGTAATGTAAACCGACCTCACATGGCACCAGAGGGTGTCAGAAATCTTGGTGTACAGGAAGCAAATATTATTGATATTGTAAAACCTATCACTAAGTATGCAGTGGTAGTTAATGACCCTCAAGATATTGATGATGTAATGAAAGATGCGATACGCATTGCAACTCATGGTCGTCCTGGTCCTGTTTGGGTTGACATTCCTATGGACGTACAAGGTGCTGAGTATATTACTGTTGAGGATCTTGTAAAGAAAGCAGAAAGACCTTTGATTCTTGCTGGAAATGGTATCAACTGTGCTGATGCTAGAGATGAATTTAAAAACTTTGTCTTGAGAACCAACATTCCAGTTGTTACATCATACAATGCAGTAGATTTAATCTCATCAGATGATGCTAATTATATTGGTAGGGTAGGTGTCAAAGGCACGCGTGCTGGAAACTTTGCGATGCAGAATTGTGATCTGCTATTGGTCATTGGATGTCGTCTTCCTGTACCCGTGACTGGATATAACTACACGACGTTTGCAAGAGAAGCAAAGGTAGTTGTGGTTGATATTGATAAGGATGAACATGAGAAAGAAACTGTAAAGATTGATCGATTTGTTCATCGTGATGCTAAAGATTTCTTTAACACATCTAGATTCTCTAGACCTAGAAGTGAATGGAATGAAACATGTTTGTGTTGGAGGGATCAATGGCCAGTCTGTCCTGATATAAATCCATCTGAGAAAGTAGATCTTTACTACTTCATGAAGGTTTTGAATGACCGTAAACGTTCTAACGATGTGGTAATTTCAGATGCTGGTTCTGCGTTTTATGTTTGCTCTCAAGCAACTCATATTAAGGAACAGCAGAGGTATATCACCTCTAGTTCTCAGGCAGAGATGGGATTTACTATCCCTGCATGTATTGGAGCATCATTTGCAAAAGACGGTGAAGTGATCGGTGTGACGGGTGATGGTTCGTTTATGATGAACCTTCAGGAACTGCAAACTATTAAACACTACAATCTTCCTATCAAGTTGTTTGTATGGAATAATGATGGATACCTCTCTATTCGTACAACTCAAAAGAAATTCTTTGAGGGTAGGGAAATTGGAACAGATGCTGAAAGTGGTGTCTCCATCCCAAGCATCCGTGATGTGGTAAGGAGTTTTGGTATTCAGCACATTTATGCTGATGCAAAAGGTTTAGACCATGCAGTCCAAACTACTCTTGACTATGGTGGTCCTATTATATGTGAGGTTCTTTGTGAGAGATGTCAAGAAGTTGTTCCTACGATGCAAGGTAGAAAAAATGCAGATGGTACGATTAGCGCACCACCTTTAGAAGATATGTATCCTTTCTTGTCAAGAAAGGAATTTTATGATAACATGATTATTAAGCCCTTAGACTAATATGCCTGCTGATAATAAAGATAAGGTAACTATTCTAAAGTTACGCAAACAAAAAAAGAACAATGTAAAGACTGTTGGTGTTACTGCATATGATTATCCACAAGCATTAATGGCGGATAATGCTGGTGTTGATTGGATTCTTGTTGGTGATTCTCTTGGTATGACTACTCTAGGGTACAAGAGCACCATCCCAGTGACTATGGATGATATGCTTCGTTCTGCTGGAGCAGTGTCCCGTGGTTCTAGCCGTGCATTCACTGTAGGTGATATGCCTTACATGTCATATCAAATCTCTAATGAAGAAGCAGTAAGAAATGCGGGAGACTTTATCAAAGCAGGTATGGATGCTGTGAAGGTTGAAGGTTGTATGGTAGAACGTATCAAGGCAATCTGTGATTCTGGTATTATGGTGATGAGTCACCTAGGATTGACTCCACATACCCGTGCAAAACTGGGCGGGTATCGTGTTCAGGGAAAGACTGCTGACCAAGCAAAAGTTATTCTTGATCAAGCTCTGCGTCTACAAGATGCTGGATGTACTTTCCTTCTTCTTGAAGGTATGCCTAGAGAGTCTGCTGAGATGATTGCAACCAATCTTCAAATTCCAGTATATGGTATTGGTGCTGGCGACAGAGTTGATGGTCAGTTGGTTATTATGCATGACTTGGTTGGACTTTTCTGGGAGTTTAAATCTAAGTTTGTGAAACGATATTGTGAAGCAGGTCAAATGATTCAGTCTGCTCTCACTGATTATGTTAATGAGGTCCGTGATCTTCAGTTCCCTGCACAAGAGAACTTCTATGAGATCAAAGACGAAGAACTTGAAAAACTTTTAGGACAAGGAGCAGGTTGGAAACATGACAAGTAAAAAGATTCTTTTCACTGGTGGTAATGGTTTTATTGGCCGTCAGATTATTCCCTTCATTCAGAAGGCAGGATATGAGGTAGTTAGACCCAGATCAACTCAGATTCGTCTTCAAGTTGATGAAGAAGTTGCTACTCTATTTGATGATGGTCAACACTATGATGCAATCATTCATGCTGCCATTGTCGGTGGTAGAAGAGACCTTGATGATGATTATAGAGTTCTGTATACTAATCTCAATATGTTTGAGACCCTGTATAAGTATGTTGATCAGACTGACATGTTCATCAATTTGGATAGTGGTGCATCATATGGTCGTCCTGCTCCCGTTGATGAACCCTCACCAGAGGACTTTGGTAAAGTTATTCCAAGTGATCCATATGGATTTTCAAAATATGTTATTGCCAAACGTGTATTAGATAATCCAAAGGGTGTGAACCTCCGCATCTTTGGATGTTTTGGTGAGCATGAGGAGAGCACACGATTCTTTAACACTAACATCAATCAATACATTGACAAGAAACCTATTCGACTTATCAAAGATCGGAAGATGGATTTTATCTTTGCTGACGATCTCTACAAGATTATTGAGTATTATCTTGACGGTAATTATGGACCAAAAGATGTGAACTGTGTTTACGATCGTAAGTACATGCTCAGTGATATTGCTGAGATTATTAATCATCTAGGACCTTATAAGGTTGACATTCAATCTGAAGGACAGCATCCCATATTCCCATATGTTGGAAAATCAAGTAATTTGCCTATTGAATATACTGGTTTAGTAAATGGAATTCGTAAAGTCTATGAAACATATCTTTGTCAACGGAACGTTTGATATTCTACATCGAGGACACATTGAACTCCTAAACTATGCAAAAAGTTTGGGAGACTTTTTATTAGTTGGGATTGATACGGATGATAGAGTAAAGGAAAAGAAAGGTCCTACCAGACCTATACATAGTCAAGAAGAAAGAAAGTTTTTTCTTGAAAATTTAAAAGCAGTAGATGGTGTCGATACTTTTTCGTGTGACGAAGAGTTAGAATGTATGATCAAATCATATAAACCTGATATAATGATTGTAGGATCAGACTGGAAAGGAAAGTCTGTAATTGGATCTTACTATGCTGCTGAACTTAGATTCTTTGATCGAATAGGTGATTATGCCACAACAAAAACAATTCAAAGTATTATTGATCGGAGATAGTTGTACCGATGAATATGTTTATGGAGTATGTGAAAGACTCAATCCAGAAGCACCAGTACCTATTCTTAAGAAAACTAGAGTAGAAACTCAGAAAGGAATGGCATGGAATGTAAGAGAAAATCTTATGTCATTTGGAGTTGAGGTTTACATTCTTACTCAGGAAGAAAAGATTGTTAAACGTAGATTTATTGATGAAAGATATAACCAACAACTTCTTAGAGTTGACGTGGAGGATTCTAATAAACCTCTTGATTATGATCTACCAGAAGATAACTTTGATGCCCTTGTCATATCGGATTATGATAAGGGATTTATTACAACTGAGAGAATGTTTGAACTAGTTGAGTGGTTTGATGGACCTGTCTTTATTGATAGTAAAAAAACGAAACTACCGTCTGATGGAGCATACATTAAAATTAATGAAGATGAATATGATAAACTGATTGAAAAAAATTGTGACAATCTTATTATGACTAAGGGTTCTAATGGAGCAGACTATCAAGGAAAAAACTATCCAGGAGTTGGAGTAGGAGTATTTGATGTTTGTGGTGCTGGCGACACTTTCTTATCTGCACTTGTTTACTTTTATCTCTTGTATGCTAAAATAGAGAAAGCAATACCGTATGCAAATAAAGCAGCTGCGATTGCTGTAACACATTTTGGAACCTATGTATTATCTGAGAGGGATGTAAATGAGATATGTGATTGATATCGACGGTACTATATGCACTCCTGGTCCTACAGATAAGATGAGGTATGAGCAGGCATTACCAATTCAGGATCGTATTGATAAAATAAATAAACTATATGATGAAGGTCACACTATTGTATATCTGACTGCCAGAGGAATGGGTCGGTACAATAATATTGTGGATTTGGCAACGAAAGAATTTTATGAGTTTACTGAGATACAATTAAGTTTGTGGGGATGTAAGTATCATCAATTATTTCTTGGAAAACCTGCAGCAGACTACTACATAGATGATAAAGGAATCCACTCTGATGACTTCTTCGGAAATTAAACATGTCTCTAAAGGATGGGGATATGAAAAATGGATTGTCAATACTGAGGAGTATTGTGGTAAACTCCTTTTCTTTGATGAGGGGAAGAGATGCTCTTGGCACTATCATAACTTAAAGGATGAAACATTTTATCTGCAGTCTGGTAGAATACTTTTATACTATGGTGATAGTGATGACTTAGCAAAAGCAAATGACTGTATCCTAGAACCAGGAGATAAATTTCACATCTATCGTGGACTGAGACATCAGATGATTGCAGTCGAACCATCTGAACTTTTTGAATTTTCCACAGAACATTTTGATGAAGACAGTTATAGAGTAATTAAAGGAGATTGATATGAAAGTTGTTATCCCTATGTCTGGTATGAGCCGCAGGTTTGTGGATGCTGGATACACAGTGCCGAAATATCTTTTAGAGATTGATGGTAAAACTGTCATTGAACATATCATTGACCTGTATCCTAAAGACACTGAGTTTGTCTGCATTCTGAATAGGAAACATCATGATGAAACAGATGTTGCAGGTCTTTTACTTTACAAACTCCCTGAAGGATCTTCGATTAGAGTTATTGATCCTCACAAGTTAGGTCCAGTTCACAGTGTTCTTCAGGCATTGAATGATATTGATGATGAGGAACGAGTCATTGTCAACTATTGTGATTTCTCAATGAAGTGGGACTATAATGATTTTGTATCTTACATAGATGATACTGATTGTGATGGTTGCGTGATTTCCTACACTGGATTCCATCCTCATATGTTGGGCAGTGATAATTATGCTTTCTGCAGATTGAGAGAGGGTTCATTTCAAATTGAAGAGATACGTGAGAAAAGACCATTTACTGACGACAAGATGTCAGAGTATGCTTCGACTGGAACTTATTACTTTAAGAAAGGTAAGTATGTTAAGCACTACTTTCAACAATTAATTGATGAAGATGTTAATATTAATGGTGAATATTACGTCAGTTTGGTTCACAATCTGATGATCAGGGATGGATTATATAACACTGTATATGAGGTCCCAAATATGCTTCAGTGGGGAACACCACTAGATGTGAAGATGTATCAGCAATGGTCTGATTACTATCGTGCAGTGATTGATGTCAAGAGTAAGTTGAAATTAAAGGGATGTGTCACTGCATTACCTATGGCAGGTGCTGGTAGTAGATTTTTTAAAGAAGGATATAGTGTGCCAAAACCATTTCTTATGGTTAATGGTGGGTACATGGTTGATCAGGCACTAAGATGTCTTCCAGAGACGGATAAAACTATTTTCGGAGCTCTTGAATCTCATATAAGTATGATGCCACTAGAAGAGTATCCAGAAGTTGTATGGTTGAAGGAAACTCCTAAGGAAGGTCAATCTATCACAACAGCAATGATTGTAGAAAAGATTGAAGATGACACTTCAATTCTACTTTCTGCATGTGACAACGGAGCACTGTATGACTCTGACAAATTTGCTGACTTGATTGAAGATCAGGATAATGATATTGTTGTATGGAGCTATAGAAATAACTATACAGCACATCACAATCCCAACATGTATTCATGGTTGGAAGTTGATGATAATGATACTATTAAAAAAGTAAACGTCAAAAAGTTTACTGGAGAGAACCCCATAGATGAATATGCTATAGTGGGAACTATGTTCTTTAGAGATAAGAATGTCTATAATACATCTCTCACAAAATTATTTGAAAAGAATGAGAAAGTAAACGGTGAATTCTATGTTGATAGTTTGTTAAATGCTGCCATTGAGTTAGGATACACTGTAAAGAATTTTGAGATTGATCATTACATCTGTTGGGGAACACCAAATGATCTCAAGACATATAGATACTGGCAAGAGTTTTTTCATAAAGTGAATTGGCATCCTTACACATACGATGAAGATTACTTTACCAATTAGATATTGGGACCAAGGTCCAACAAGAAGAATATCTACCACGGATAAAAATGGCAGAATTATAGAAGTTGTATATCTTAGTTGTGTAAAAATTACTGGACTGTCAAAACATTATCCATTACCTCTTGTTTATTCTTATCAAAATAAAAAATTATATCTTCCTCTTAGAGAAAAGTTTATGTCTCTTGATAGAGGAACCGTATATGAAACTGGTGACATGAATTATGAGATAGAACATGTTCCCTTAGGAAAAACATGTGATGTTCCAATGTTTTACTTTGTATATAATATGTCAAATTATTATCATTTCATATATGATACTCTGCCATATCTGTATTCTTACTTCAATGAAAAATATATGCATCCTGATATGAAACTACTTGTCAGTCCCCCAGAAGGACAAGATGATCTCTATCCATTTGTGTGGGATAGTCTTGCAATGTTGGGGATTACTAAAAAGGATGTAGTATTTCTTGATACTGATGTGATGTATAATAGTGTATGTGTCTCATCATCACTGACGCACAATGGATTATCTAATTGTCCTCCACATAAAGGAGTGTTTAATATTCTCAGTCGGATGAAGAGTGATTATGTGGGACCTGAGAAAATCTATGTCTCTCGTCGCACTTGGTTAAATGGTGACACATCAAACATTGGAACGAACTATACGGAACGTCGTAAGTGTATCAATGAAGATGAAGTTGCAGAAATGTTTATTAGTCGGGGTTTCAAAGAAGTGTTCTGTGAGAACTTGACAATGGAAGAAAAGGTTGGTATATTTAGGAATGCAAAGTATGTTGCAGGTCCAATTGGTGGTGGAATGTGCAATGTCATATTCTCTCCACCAGAAACTAAAGTTTTCTCCATTGATAGTCCAACTTTCTTTGATGTGAATTTTAGATTTGGATATTCTATGGAACATACAGACCTTACTCATTTTGAGTATACTGAATTTACTGACAAGAAAGAAGAATCTATTGAGAATGATGGGTCACTGTCAATCTCTGGAGGACTCAATTCTCCTTGGAAAGTAGATCTAAATAAACTATCCAAATTTTTATGCAGATGGATACCTCAATTTTAGAACTTGCATGGGCATTGGATCCTTACGTCATTTGTGGTGAAGGGAATGTCTCTGTAAGAGACGGCGACAGTTTTTGGATGAAGGCAAGTGGTGCTTCATTAACTAATCTTGGAAAAACTGACATGATTGCATGTAAGATGACTGGTGTGCCCTTTGATTCATTGGGACCAAAACCAAGTATTGAAACTGGTTTTCATGCATGGATTTTGAGAGAGTTTGAAGATATTAACTTCATTGCTCATACTCATCCAACAAAGGTGATGCAGGTGCTGTGCTCTGAGCAGATCTACTCCTTTGCAGATCATAGACTGTTTCCTGATCAAGTAGTGAGGAATGGTGCTAAATCTTGTGTAGTTCCTTATGCAATGCCAGGTAAACCATTACGTGAACAAATTAAAAAGTATGTAACTGTATTTGTTGAAGAGTATCAATACTTTCCTAAATTGATATTACTTGAAAATCATGGTATAATAACAGCATCCTCTTCTTATAAAGGATGTATTGCTTCTACAATGATGTGTGAAAAATCTGCAGAGATTTTTATTGGATCTAAGGTTCTTGGGCAAACCAATTTCCTTACGAGGGAGCAGGTTAATGAGATAGACAAATGTCCCAGTGAAAAACATAGGAGAAAAATGTATCAATGAAAGTGATTTATGTTGATATTGATGAGACGATTTGTAATCGAGAATCATCTACAGACTTTGGAACAACTCACGATTACACCAAAGCAAAACCAATTCAAAATAACATTGATAAGATTAATGAATTGTATGACCAAGGAAATACAATTGTGTATTGGACAGCAAGAGGAAGTAGAAAACAGATTGATTGGACTAATCTGACACAGCAACAACTATCAGATTGGGGGTGTAAGTATCATGAACTTCGTATTGACAAACCATTTTATGATCTCTTCATTGAGGACAAATCATTACGCATTGAGGAAGTATGAGAATTATATCTCACAGAGGTAATATCCGAGGAAGAGTTCCTGGTAGAGAGAATGCTCCTAGTTATATTGATTGTGCTCTTGGTAATGGGTATGATGTAGAGATTGATGTATGGGTTATCGATGGTGAGTATTGGTTGGGTCATGATGAACCACAGTATAAAGTAACTTGGAATTGGTTATTTAAAAGAGAAGATAATCTTTGGTTGCACTGTAAAAATGTAGAAGCAGCAAAGACCTGTGAAATATTTCAATCCTTCTGTCATACTGGTGATCCATATTCATACACATCAAATGGAAAAATTTGGTTGCACGATGTAGAGCAGACCTTTGATGATAAGACCATTATCCCACTACTTAAGTGGGATCTTATTGATAGCTTCAAACATAATATTGATGAAGTGCCTTATGGCATCTGTACAGATTACCCCCATATGTTACCATGACAAGAATTGCATTATGTTACTCTGGAAGACCTAGGAGTTATCGAGAGTGTCATGAAAATCATAAGCAACACTTTCGTCTAGGTCAGAACGACGTAGACGTTTTTGCACATATGTGGTTTGACGAAGATCTTGTAGGTACTCAGTTTAGAACTGACGTTGGTCAGGGCACTTGGCCAGATGCTGGTGTCAAGGAATGGATTGACGAGAACTGGAAACCAAAAAAGATTAAGTATGAGAAACCCAGATACTTTGCCGACATGTTCAATGACACATGGCAAACGAAATGGGTAGCAACTCATCCAAAGGACAATCAGATTTCTATGTTCTATGGGATTGAGCAAGCAATCAAACTCAAGAAAGAATATGAGGAAGAGAATAACTTTAAGTATGACTATGTGATTCGTATGAGATCTGATCTTGTATTCTTAAAGTCTCCAGGTCAGTTTGAAGATTATGATCCAAATAAACTTCATGTATTTGATATGCAAGTAGGACCAGATTGGATACAAACTGGAGTAAAAGATTTCGGTATTCTTGACATTATTGCATGGGGTGGGTCCGAAGTGATGGATAAATATGGTACAATCTATTCTAACTTACAAAGGATCACCGAAGAAGGGTGTCCAATGTTTACTCCTGATTCTTCCTTAGGTTATAATGCTAAGGTCATTAATAATCTAGAGTATGAAAAACACAATTGGAACTTTAAAGTTTTTGTAGCAAACCACACTTACGGCAATTGATTTGAGTATATGAATATTACAATCCTAGGATCTGCTGGACAGATCGGTGCATACCTATCTGATTACTTAAAAGATAAGGGACATCATGTAAGCAATGTTGATATTGTAAATGGTGTTCAATATGATTTGAGAGTGACACCTAATACGGTAGTAGAGAATGCAATTCAGTATGCTGACTTTGTATTCTTTCTTGCCTTTGATGTAGGTGGTTCACGATATCTAAAGAAGTACCAACATACTTTTGAGTTTGTAAATAACAATACTCGTATGATGGCGAATACTTTCCGTCTACTTGAAAAGCATAAGAAGAGATTTATCTTTGCTTCTTCTCAGATGAGTAACATGTCATATTCCCCCTATGGTGTGATGAAACGTGTTGGTGAACTTCATACCACTGCACTCAAAGGACTGACTGTTAAGTTCTGGAATGTCTATGGAATCGAAAAGGATCATGAAAAAGCACATGTTATCACTGACTTCATCCGTAGGGGTTTTGAAGAAGGCCAATTTGAAATGTTGACTGATGGTACAGAAGAAAGACAGTTTCTCTATGCTGAAGATTGCTGTGAAGCATTGGAGACAGTTATGGAAAACTATACTGACTTCAAACCAGAAGATCCACTTCATATCACATCATTTAGATCAGAAACAATCAAAGAAGTTGCCTCTATTATTAAAGGATGTTTTGCTGTTGATGGTAATTATGATATTGATATCAAACCTGGTCTAGCAAAGGATAGTGTTCAGATGGATAAAAGAAATGAGGCAGATAATTACATTTTAAATTGGTGGGTTCCTAAGACTACTATTGATGTTGGTATTAGAAAGGTATATAATAAAATGAAGAAGGAGTATGTCTGATGCTATCGTTTAATAAACTTGGTAAGTCTGGTCGTCTTGGCAACCAGATGTTCCAATATGCTTCTCTAAGAGGTATTGCTGCTAATCGTGGGTTTGATTGGGTCATCCCTCCTCCAGGCACGTCTGGTGTGGATGAGTATGGGTGTGAGAACAACTATTGTATGTTTGAAACATTCAAGATGACTGGTGCCACAGAGGAGCATCATGGTATTCCTGATAATCTTCCCTGGGCTATCTGGAAGGAGTTTCATTTTAACAAACAACTCTTTAATGAGTGTCCTGATAATGTAAACCTTGATGGATATTTTCAAACAGAAAGATATTTTGAGAATGTAGAGAAAGAACTTCGTGAGGACTTTCAGTTTCAAGATTCTATCTATCAACCCTGTAAGGAAATGATGGATAGTATTGAGGGTGATCGTAAGATCTTCTTACATATCCGTCGTGGTGATCCCAAACTTCCTTGGGCATATGTGAATCTAGAAGCAACGCACCCTGTTTGCACATTTGATTATTATGAGAAAGCACTTGCAGAGTTTCCTGAGGATATTCCTGTAGTCGTCTTTTCAGACCATATTGAATGGTGTCAGGAACAGGACTTCTTTAAATCAGATCGTTTTATTCTCTCTGAGAGCACTGATGAACTTGATGATGGTCAGAGAGTGCCCTGGACTGATCTATGCTTAATGTCTCTCTGTACTGATGCTATCATCGCCAACAGTTCATTCTCTTGGTGGGGTGCATGGTTGATTGATAATCCTGATAAGACTGTGATCGCACCTAAGAAGTGGTTTGGTTCGCAGTATGATCACTATCATATGGATGATTTGATTCCTGAAGGTTGGAAGGTGGTATGACGAAACTATCTAACACTACTTTTATTGTCCCTCTCAGGATTGAAACGGATGATAGACTTAGAAATGTTATTGTCAGTTCAATTTATCTTCTTGATAATACAGATTGTCAGATTATTGTAAAAGAGTCTGATAAAACTTCTGTATTTGCTGAGAGTGCCTTACCACAGATTAGAGAATGTGTTGGTGATAAAGTAGATAGATTGACACATGTTTTTGAAGAGAACCCGGAAGAATATTTTCATCGCACTAGATTGCTAAATGATATGGTCATGATGACTACCACAGATGTAGTGGTAAATTATGATTGTGATATTATTCTGCCACTAGAATCATATGTAATGTCTGAAGAAAAAATTACTTCTGGTGAGTGTGATGTTGTTTATCCTTACGGTGATGGTAATTGGCAGTTCCAAATCTTTGCTACTGATGAACTAGTATCTGAGTTTATCAATGGCGACTATGATCTCTCTATTCTTAGAAAGAGTTCTAGGGTCTATGATGCTAAGTATGGATTCTGTCAGTTCTTCTCCACTAAAAAATATATTGAAGGTGGACTAGAGAATGAAAACTTCATCGCATATGGATATGAGGATGATGAAAGATACTTTAGGTTCCACAAACTAGGATATAATGTGTGTAGGATGGATGCACATGTATATCATATAGAACATGCGAGAACTAATAACTCTTGGTTCACAAATCCATTTATCCAGAACAACAAAAACCTGCATGATACTCTAATGGAGTTTGACAAAGCACAACTTCAAGAGTATTATGAGAATCAGGATTATCTGAAAACACGCAAAGCACAACTGAAATGATTGGATTTAATGCGCTGGGACGAATGGGTCGTCTTGGTAATCAGATGTTCCAGTATGCTGCCCTCAAAGGGATAGCAAGAAATATTGGAACAGACATCACCATCCCCAACCACCAAGATGCGGTGGATGACGGTATTGGAAACATGCTTCGCACGGAGTTATTTGATTCCTTTGATCTGAATACAAACATTGGACTTTTGAATGGTGGAAAATCACCTACTATTCATGAAAGACATTTTCACTATGATGAGGAAATGTTTTACCAATGTCCTGATAATGTAAGTCTACAAGGATATTTTCAAACAGAAAAATACTTCAGACATATTAAAGCAGAGATTTATGATGATTTTACTTTCAAGGATGAGATTTTGAATCCTTGTAAAGAGATGATCAAGACTGTAGATAATCCTATTGCCCTTCATGTTCGTCGTACCGACTATGTAATTAATAGTGCTAATCATCCTCCATGTACTCTTGAGTATTATGCAGAGGCACTGAAGCACTTTGATGATGATCGTAATGTGATTGTGTTTTCAGATGATCCTGCATGGTGTAATGAGCAAGAGTTGTTCTCTGGAGATCGTTTCCTAATCTCTGAGAATGAAGACAATAGGGTAGACCTTTGTCTTATAACACTCTGCTCTGATTTTATTATTGCCAACTCCTCATTCTCTTGGTGGGGTGCATGGCTTGCTAATAGGGGTACAGTAGTTGCTCCTCAACAGTGGTTTGGCACTGATGGTTATACGAAAGATCACGATACAAAGGATGTAGTACCCGATGGATGGACACGCATTTAGTAAGATGGACAAAAATAAGTCCACTTTTAAACTGAAGGGACTTCCTAAGATCTATTGGCTGAATCTAGACGCCGATGAAGATCGACGGTTCTACATGGAAGAACAGTTTAAGTATTGGGATGTTAATAACCATACTCGTATTTCAGGATATGATGGTAGAGAAGATGATGTGTCTTCATATTTAAAGGGCAGAATCCCTGATAATGTGAGTCAGAATGAACTGGGGTGCTGTATGTCACACCTCAAGGCAATTAAACATTTCTATGAAGAAACTGATGATGAGTATTGCATGATCCTTGAGGATGATGTAGACTTTTCCCCTGTTAGGTATTGGAACTTTGCTTGGCATGAGTTTGTCGGTTTGCTTCCATATGACTGGGATTGTGTTCAACTGACTGCAATAACAACGGGTGACATTCATGTTAAGTTGCATTTGAAGTTTATCAATGACTTCTCTGCTGCTGTTTACTTGATTTCTCGTCATCATGCTGCTAAACTGATGAAGCATCACATTCGTGGTGATAAGTTTAAATTAGACAATGGTGTAAAACCCAGAGCAGTCTCCGAAGACACAATCTTAGAAACTGGTAAGACTTACACCATTCCTTTGTTCTTATATAATTTGTCACTAGGATCAACCATTCATGCAGAGCACATAGGAGTCTTTCATAAGGGTCCACATGCTGCTCTTACAAACTATTGGCAGCATCAAGGCACTGAGGTTGACATACGAGAGTGGATGAACTATGATCCTTACTTGGGTCGGATTGCTGGAAGTTCTGCTGCACAACAGCAAGAGTCGGCAAACCCACCCACTTGACATACTACGAGACTTCAAGTAACATAAATACTTAACCTTTCGTCTTTCAGTAATTAAAGTAACAAAGGGAAGCAAACGGGACAGTCGAGTCCCTATTCATCTGCGGGTATCCATTCCGCAAGTAACTAAAGGTAAAACAAATGTTTAAAACGACTATCGCTGCAGCTGCCGCTGCAATTGCCCTTGCTCCAGCTGCTGCCCTAGCCGGTCCCTACGTTAACGTAGAGACAAATGCAGGTTGGGTTGGCGATGATTACACTGCTGCAACAACTGACATCCATATAGGTTATGAAGGAGAGTCAGGTTCTACTTCTTTCTATCTCCAGGCTGGTCCTGCACTCGTTGCCGTTGACGGTGAAGAAACTGACACCCAGTTATCTGGTAAAGCAGGAATTGGCATCCCCGTCTCTGACGATGTTGGAGTCTATGGTGAGCTCTCCTTCCTGACTGCTGATAATAATGATGATTTTGGTGTTGGTGGTAAGTTGGGAGTTAAGTGGAACTTCTGATATTCAATATAGACAAGTAAATATCTAGATGTTATACTGGGGGTGCGATGGCATCCCCTTTTTAATGGTTAAAATTGTATTAATTGTCTCTATATAAAAAAGTTTTTTTACTAAAATGAAACTCAAAGCAATCGCAACAATCGCTGCCGTCACTCCTCTGATGGTTGCCTGTGGTAGTGGATCGGATAATACTACATTCAGACTTGATGCAGCAGGTGCTACATTCCCTGCTCCTCTTTATACTTCATGGTTTCAAAGATATAATCAAGAGACTGGTAATCAAGTAAACTATCAAGCAGTTGGTAGTGGTGCTGGTGTCCGTCAGTATATTGCTAACACAGTTGACTTTGGTGCCAGTGATGGTGCTGTAAGTGATGAGAAGCAGAAAATTCCAATGGTCCACATTCCTATGACTGGTGGTGCTATTGTTCCTGCATATAACTATCCTGGTTGTGAAGTCAAGATGACACAGACACAACTTGCTGATGTATATCTTGGTAAGATTACTAACTGGTCTACCTTCGGGTGTGATAGTAAAACTATTGTTCCTGTATGGCGTTCTGATGGTAGTGGCACCACAAAAGGTTTCACTAACTCCCTGTCTGCATTCTCTCCTGAGTGGAAGAAGAATGTCGGCACTGGTAAAGCAGTAGCATGGCCTGCTGGTATTGGTGGTAAAGGTAACAGTGGTGTTGCTGCTGGTATCAAACAACTTGAAGGTGCCATTGGTTATCTCAATTATGGTTTTGTTGTCAACAGTAATAGTTTCCAACAAGTATCCCTACAAAACAAGGCAGGTAACTATGTCAAAGCAAATGCGGAAACATCTGCAGCAGGTCTATCGAGGATCATCCTTGACGATCAGCTTCGTGGTGCTGATGCTAATCCTGCTGGTGCCAACGCATATCCTATTGTCTCCCTTACTTGGGTCTTAGCGTATCCTGAGTCTAAGACTGGTGTGAAGGAGACTCTTCGTTATATGTTGAGCGAGAAAGCACAAGCAATGTCTGATGGTCTTGGTTATGTTCCTCTTCCTGCAGACCTTCGTCAGAAAGCACTTGCTGCTGTTGAAACCATTCAATAGGTGTTGACAAAACTTTATGTTTCCTATATAATATGTAAAGAAACATTACGGAGTGTATCGTGACTGTAACAACAAATGACCGTGGTCAGCAAAACCTGTTTGCTAAAGAACCTCAAATGTATATCTCAGAGACTGACGCACAACGTTATGGATATGAGACTTATGCAGAAAAGGCAGAGAAATTGAATGGACGCACTGCTATGCTTGGATTTGTCGCTGCAGTCGTTTCGTATGCTACAACTGGTAGCGTATTCTTCTTTGGTGTCTTCGGATTCTGATGACTGAGATTATTTTTACCGTCACGACAGTTGCTTTTTTCTGTCTGCTCGGTTATACTATGGAACAACTTTCAGAAACCTACTGATGGAAAACTCTTTACTTGAAATTCTGACTTATTATGTAATTGGAGGAGCACTGCTTGTTGGTGCGCCAGCAGTATTCTTTTTCGTAGTCTTCATGTCAGCTCTTCAAAATACGAAGGGTCGTATGGTAGGTTACAAAGACCACAAACAGTATGGTGACATTTCATCTTATGAGAATGCACCAGTAGACCAAAGCAAATTCTACTTCGTATTGAGTGAAGGCGAATAGATAGAAAACATTTCTAATTATTATGCCTGATCCCAATGCTCTCTATGATGACATGGAGAAACTCAATGCTTTATACGAAGAACTTTGCTGGGATCATGATGAC